TGCCAAAGTCCGCCATATCCCCCGTCCCCGATAACAACGAGGATGGGGCTGACTATTATCTAACTAGTGGATTTTATGGGCAATATGTAGATATTGAAGGTGTCTATAGAAATGAGTTTGATTTAATCAAAAGATATAGAGAGATGGCACTGCACCCAGAGTGTGACAGTGCCATTGAAAACGTAATTAATGAAGCAATTGTCAGTGATCTAAATGATTCTCCAGTAGAGATTGAACTAAGTAACTTAAATGCTAGTGAAGGTCTCAAAAAAATCATCAGAGATGAATTCAAATACATAAAAGATTTAATGGACTTTGATAAAAAGTCCCATGAAATTTTTAAGAATTGGTATATTGATGGAAGAATTTTATATCACAAAGTAATTGATTTATCTAAACCTGAAGAGGGCATTCAGGATCTTAGATTTATGGATGCTTTGAAGACCAAGTTTATCAGAAGAGAAAAGAAACAACCACAAGCTTATGGTGGTGTTCTCTCTGGTAGAAAAGATACTTCTGAGTTCATTGAACCAGAAATAGAAGAGTATTTTATGTACTATCCCCAGGGTAGTATTCAAAAAACTGCTGGTCCACAAAAAGGAATTTCAATTGCAAAGGATGCAGTAACCTTTGTAACTTCTGGTCTTGTAGATAGAAACAAGCAATTAACACTTTCATATTTACATAAAGCAATCAAAGCACTCAACCAACTTAGAATGATTGAGGATGCTCTTGTCATTTACAGACTTTCAAGAGCACCAGAAAGAAGAATTTTCTACATTGATGTTGGCAATCTCCCTAAGGTAAAAGCAGAGCAATACCTTAGAGATGTCATGAACAGGTATAGAAACAAACTTGTTTATGATGCCAATACTGGCGAAATGAAAGATGATAAGAAGTTCATGAGTATGATGGAAGACTTCTGGCTCCCTAGAAGAGAGGGTGGTAGAGGAACTGAAATCTCTACTCTTCCTGGTGGTCAGAATCTTGGAGAACTTACTGATGTTCAGTATTTCCAAAAGAAACTCTTTAGAGCATTGAATGTTCCAGAATCTAGAACTGCATCTGATGGTGGGTTCAATCTTGGCAGATCTTCAGAGATTCTGAGAGATGAATTAATGTTTGGTAAATTTGTTGGAAGATTGAGAAAGAGATTTAGCAATGTATTCCATGACATCTTAAAAACACAATTAATTCTCAAAAATATTGTTACTCCAGAAGATTGGGAGAAGATGAGTGATCATATTCAATATGATTATCTCTATGATGGTCACTTCTCAGAATTGAAAGAGACTGAACTAATGAATGAGAGACTCAATCTTATGGTTGCAGTTGAACCTTACATTGGTAGATATTACTCTGAAGATTATGTAAGAAGGAAGATCCTCAGACAAACTGATCAAGAGATTGTTGATGAAGACAAACTCATTGAGAAGGAAATTAAGGATGGTAAATACACTGATCCAAAACTCCTTCCTCCTGTTGGACCTGATGGTATGCCACTAGATCCAATGGCAGCTGGCAATCAACCAATGGGTGCAGTTCCCAAAGAACCTGACATTTCTAGTGCAGACAAGGCAACTACAGTTAATGCCAAAGGTGCGGAAATATAAATAATTTCAAGTACTTATAATATTCTTATGGATTCTTCTGCTGATTTTATTGATATGGTCCTTTCTGGTGCATCTCCAGAGCAGACAACTGACAAAATTAAGGAACTTCTCTATGCCAGATCTGCTGGCATTATTGATGAGTTGAAACCTGCTATTGCGCAGTCAATGTTTACCCAAGAGGAAGAGTAATTAATTATGGCTATCAAATTAGTGCAGACAGTTGCACCAATAACAAGTGCTGGTGCAGCATCTACACAGAGCACTTCAATTACACTAAAAACTGGCAACATTAGAATTGCCCCTGTTGGTGCTGCTGTTGCTGTTGCAATTGGCACAAACCCAACAGCAACAACAAGTGATTTTGCAATTTTAGAAGGAGATCCAGAAGTTTTAAGAGAGAGAATTGCTAAGCAAGTAATCTCTGGTATTACCACTGGATCAACCACAACAATTACCTTTGGGGAAAATGCTGGTAATCCTTTTCTAGTTGGAGATTTTGTTTCCATTGTTGGAGCATCTCCTGCTGGAATCAATACAAGTCACAATCAAGTAACTGGCAAAACTGAAAGTTCCATTACCATAAGTTTTGATTCTTCTGCTACTCCAGGTCCAATTACTAGTGTAGTTGGTGCATATGCTGCAAGAAGTGTTAAGGTTGCTGCCCTTGGACTTGGTGGAACTGCAACAGGTGTATACATCTCAGAAGTAACAGACCCCTAAACAACCATGAAACTAATCACGGAAGAAATCGAATCAGTAGAAATTATTACTGAAGAATCCAATGGTAAAAAGACTCTGTATATTCAGGGTCCTTTTCTTCAAGCTGAAGTAACAAACAGAAATGGGAGAAACTATCCTATTGATGTTCTCTCAAGAGAAGTTGCAAAGTATCATGAAAGTTTTATCAAGCAAGGTAGAGCACTTGGGGAACTTGGACATCCAGATGGTCCAACTGTAAATCTGGATAGAGTATCTCACATGATTACCAGTTTGACTCAAGAAGGAAATAATTTTGTTGGTAAAGCAAAACTTCTTGACACTCCAATGGGCAACATTGCCAAGTCACTTCTTGGTGAAGGAGTAAAACTTGGGGTTTCCTCAAGAGGTGTTGGATCACTTGTTGAGAAAAATGGCGTTAAATACATTGGTGACGACTTCATGCTTGCTACTGCAGCAGATATCGTTGCTGACCCATCTGCACCTGATGCTTTTGTTGAAGGAATCATGGAAGGTAAAGAGTGGGTATGGGATGGCGGAATTCTCAAAGAGATGAACGCACATGCTACTCTTAAGAAGGTTGAAAAACTTTCTGAACAGAAAAAACTAGATGACAAAGCAAAACTCAGACTATTTGGTGAGTATTTGTTAAATCTGTAATTTATAAATAAATATAGAATAAATTAAGAATATTTTTATTCGGAGCATAAAAATGAGCGTCGGTAACGATTTACAAGAAATGGAAAATGCAGTAACTAGAGGAGCAAAGAGTGCGGATCCTATGCAAAAGGCTCCAAACTATGTTCCTGATGCTGGCACTATTGAAGATCTAGGTGGTCCTACCCCCCAGAACTCAAAGCCAACAGATGACAGCAACAAGATTGCAACACCTACTAAAACTATTAAAAAGGTTAGTGATGTTGTAACCAAAGGTTCCAAGGCTGCTGATCCAATGCCAAAAGCAAATAAGGCAGCAATGTCTTATGAAGAGACTGAGGCAAAGGAAGAGGATCTGGTTGTAGAATCAGAGACTGAAGCAGAAGAGAAAGTTGTTGCAGAAGAAGAGACCATTTCTCTAGAAGAGAAACTGGATCAAATCATCAATACTGAAGTTGATTACTCTGATGACATCAATGCACTCTCTGAGGGAGAGCAACTGTCTGAAGAGTTCACTGCAAAAGCAAAGACCATCTTTGAAGCAGTAGTCAAGGCAAAGCTTGTCTCTGCTGTAGAAGCAATGCAAGAGCAGTACAAGAAAGATCTTGTAGAAGAAGTTACCACAATCAGAGAAGAACTTACTCAAAGAGTTGATTCCTACCTTGAGTATGTTTCCACAGAATGGGTTGAAGAGAATGCTCTTCAAATTGAAAATGGAATCAAGTCAGAATTATCAGAATCCTTCATGACTGGATTGAAGGGTCTTTTTGAAGAACATTATGTAACTATCCCTGAAGAGAAATATGATGTACTTGAAGGAATGGTCGAAAGACTAGATGAAATGGAGTCAAAACTCAATGAGCAGATCGAAAGAAATGTTCAACTAAACCATAGACTTAGCGAAGCTGTAAGTGATACCATTTTTAATGAAGTAACTGAAGGGTTAGCTTTAACTCAGAAGGAAAAACTTGCAAGTCTTGCTGAAGGTGTTGAGTTTGAAAGTGAGTCAGACTATCGTGGTAAGTTAGAAACTCTGAAGGAATCATATTTCCCAAGAAATTCTAATGCCGCACAAAAAGAAGAAATGCTCATCCAAGAAAACGTTGAGGAGTTCTCTCCTTCAATGAATGCTTACCTGAGAGCACTTTCCAAATTTAAGTGAAATCTAGGTTATACTAAATATTTGTAGTTAAAAACACTTTAACAAGACTAAAACAAGGAGAAAAAGCAAATGTTCCTTAATGAACAGTTGCAGTCAAAGTGGAAGCCTCTCTTAGAAGCAGAGGGTCTTGATAACATCAAAGATCCCTATAAGAGAGCCGTAACCGCTCAACTGCTAGAAAACCAAGAAAGATTTTTAAGAGAAGAGAGAGCCTTCATTTCTGAAGCAGCTCCTAACATCAACACCCAGTCCGCATCTAACCCTGGTTTCTCAGGTTCTGCTGCAGCTGCTGGTCCTGTTGCAGGTTTTGATCCAGTTCTGATCTCATTGATCAGACGTTCAATGCCTAACCTTGTTGCATATGATCTGGCTGGTGTTCAGCCAATGAATGGTCCTACTGGACTGATCTTTGCAATGAGAACCAGATATGAAGGTCAGAGTGGAGATGAGGCACTCTTCAACGAGCCTGATACTGCATTCTCAGCACAGAACAACAGTGCAAACCTTTCACAAGGTGGATACACTGGTGGTACTGATGGTGGCGTACCTGTTGGTTTTGGTACTACTGGTTTCGCACTAGGTGGTTCTGCTGCTGGTTCAAACCCTGCTGACCTCAATGCTTCAGGTGCACTGGGCAATGAGTACAAGGTTGGTCAAGGTTTTGGCACTGCTGCTGCTGAAGCACTGGGCGATGCTGCTGATAATGCCTTCAACCAGATGGGCTTCAGCATTGAGAAGCTCTCAGTCACTGCTAAGACTAGAGCACTCAAGGCAGAGTACACCCTGGAACTGGCACAAGACCTCAAGGCAATCCATGGTCTTGATGCTGAGGCAGAACTTGCCAACATTCTCTCAACTGAAATCCTTGCTGAAATCAACAGAGAGATCATCAGAACTATCTACAAGGTTGCTGAGCCAGGTGCTCAAACCAATGTTGCTAATGCAGGTTTCTTTGACCTGGATGTAGACTCCAATGGTAGATGGTCTGTTGAGAAGTTCAAGGGTCTGCTCTTCCAACTGGAAAGAGATGCCAATGCTATTGCACAGAGAACTCGTAGAGGGAAGGGCAATGTGATCCTTTGCTCTGCTGATGTTGCTTCTGCACTCACCATGGCAGGTCTCCTGGATTACACCCCTGCACTCAATGCAAACCTGAATGTTGATGATACTGGCAATACCTTTGCTGGTGTTCTCAATGGTAAGTTCAGAGTATACATTGACCCATATTCTGCAAACCTTGCTGCTAACCAATACTATGTTGTTGGTTATAAGGGTTCCAATCCTTATGATGCTGGTCTGTTCTACTGCCCATACGTTCCTCTCCAAATGGTTCGTGCTGTTGGTCAGGACACCTTCCAGCCTAAGATTGGCTTTAAGACCAGATATGGCATGGTTGCAAACCCATTTGCCACTGGCACTGATCAAGGTCTTGGAGCAATTGCTGCAAGCACCAACAGATACTACAGAAGAGTTGCTGTTCAGAACCTCATGTGATTCTGTCACACTTTTCAAGGGACCCCTCAGGGGGTCCTTTTTTTATGCCCATAAATAGTTCAAAAAATGGCAACATCCCCTTGGGCAAATCAACCAGGAAATAGAAATTTTCTATCTCCAGTTGGATTTAAATTTAAATTGCAGAAAGCACCAAAGGTAGATTTCTTTTGTAATTCTGCCAATATTCCTTCCATTAGTCTTGGGTCAGCAATCCAAACAAGATATGGAAAGAACATTGATGTCCCTGGTGACAAAATGAATTTTGAGGACTTCAGAATAAGATTCTTAGTAGATGAAGACCTCAACAATTATATGGAAATCCAGAACTGGATGAGAGGACTTGGGTTCCCATACAGTTTAGAACAATATGATGATCTAAGAACAGCAGAAAATTTAGACAATATTCCAGGGGTCAACAATTCTAGATTCTTCTATGAGGAGTCTGATGGAACTCTACAGATATTGAATAGCAATTACAATATCAGTGCTCAAGTCATTTATTATGGAATGTTCCCAACCTATCTCTCAACTCTACAGTTTGATGCAACTGATGATGACATCAGATATTTTACTGCAGAGGTAAACTTCAAGTATACTTACTATAAAATTATTGATGCTGTAGGAAATGATTTATGATTTCTCTTGATGAAATTCAAATTATGTGGAAAGAGGATTCTGAAATTAACATTGATGATCTTCACAATGAATCTTTAAGAGTCCCAGTTCTACATTCAAAATATTATGAAATTTACAACAATGTAACACTGCTAAGAAAACAAGCAACTATTAATTACAAAACAAAAAAACTGGAAAGGTCAAACTTTTATAGTGGTAAAGCAGATCCAGAAATTTATAAAGATGAACCTTTCCCATACAAAATTAGAGACAAAGAAAGTTTGACTAGACATCTTGAGGCAGATGAACACTTGAATAAAGTCTTACTTAAGATTGATTACTATGATACAATACTAAAATATCTTGAGGAAATTATAAAAATGAT